AGCATCCACATACTTAATCAGTAAAGGTGAAGAAACAAGACAAGGAATAGTTGTGTATGCCAGCGCAGCTGATGATATAGCAGTTCTTTTCGTACAAGAAGAATTTAGAAACATTGAACCAATTAAATATCGCCCAATGAAAGATATATTAAAAGTTGGCGAACCTATAGCATATTCTGGTTATCCTTCATCACATAAATTAATGAGTATCCGCGGCCGTGTTGCAGGTTATGAAGATAAGCCGGGTTCTGGTAAACAAATTATTTTACACACATATGGTTGGTTTGGTTGTTCCGGTTCTGTAATATTTAATAAAAGTGGTGAAGTTGTTGGTGTCTTGTGGGGCGTAGATGTTGAATATTACCCTAACATGGCAATAATTGAAGATATGATTTGGGTTGTTCCAATTGCTAAATTGGATATTAAAAAACCAATTAAAACAATTTGCAGATATAACAAATTAAAATTTTGCTAGGTGATTAAATGATGTTTAAACAGTGGAATCAATATCTAACTGAAGATGAATTGAAAGTTGTTGGTATTGTCGCATGTTTGGATAATAAAAAAAGATTCCTGATAATCAGACGGTCTAATATCGATGATAGAGCTGGGCAGTGGACACTTCCTGGTGGACATATCGACGAAGATGACAAATCTGTCGAGGCCGGCGCAGTAAGGGAGCTTGATGAAGAAACTAATCTTTTATGTAATACAGAAAATCTTATATTTCTTGGAAAACCAAAGCCTAAAAAGTTTTATTTTCTTACAACAAAATGGTCTGGCAATGTTAACGTAAATAAACCTAATCCTCATACTGGTAAAATTGAGCACGATAAATGGAAATGGGCGACCATTGAAGAGATAAAAGACATTGAAAATAGCGAAATTCCGATCTATTTATTGGAGAAAGCTCTAAAAATAGCAGGATTTGATGAAAATGGATGATTTGTACGAACCTCTCGAAGAAAAAAAGAAAAAGAGAAAAAAAAGAAAAGGTGGCAAAAAAGATGGTAAAGGCTCTAAAAGTAAAGGCTATACACTTCGCGACTGGTTTAAAGGTGGAGGCTGGGTGCAAACAGGTGGCAAATATGATGGCAAGCCTTGCGCGAAACAACCGGGACAAAAAACAAAACCATACTGCAGAGATCCGGACGATCGTTCTAGAATGAGCAAAAAAGAAAGAGATAAGCGCGCCAAGAAGAAAAGAAAAGAAGATCCTAATCCTGATAGACGCGGAAAAGCTAAAAACGTTAAACAAAAGAAATCTAAAAAGAAAAACGAGGAATTGTACATGGATTTAGAACAAATAATTCAAGAAGAACTTGAAGCTGTACTCGATGAGAAGCGCAAGAAGAAAAAGAAGAAGAAAAAGAAGAAAGCCAAAAGAGATGCTTGTTATCATAAGGTAAAATCGCGCTATAAAGTGTGGCCATCTGCTTATGCTTCTGGTGCTTTGGTTAAGTGTCGCAAGGTGGGTGCAAAAAACTGGGGTAATTCTAAAAAAGAATCTGTTCAAATTATGATTGAAGATGAAATTGCACAAATTCTTCATGAAAAAGAAGAAAAATACAAGCCACACGATATGTATGACCCAAAATCTGGCGAAAAACATGATGCAAAAAAAGAAAAGGACCATTTAGATATGGCAGACAAAGGTTTTGTGCATGTTGATCCTAAAAAAATAGAACAAATTCTTCGCGATGAAGGCGGCGCCGCTGGTATGGATCCATTTTTAAAAGAATTTGGTGAAGAAATGAAAGATGAAATTGTCAAAGCACTCGATAATATGCCAAATGTTGGACAACATGAAGATGGTGATTATATTTTAGATGATGACAAAGAAGTAAATATTTCTGAAGGAATGAATTGTGGTTGCGGACAAGACCCTTGCAAGACATATGGTAAGAATAATTCAAAAATTAAAGTTTCAATCACCGAAGAAACTGAAAAAATCTTAGAAGAAGCATTATACTATGGACTTATCGAGGAAGATCTTGAGGAAAAGAAGAAAAAACGCAAGAAAAAGGCTTGTAAACCATCAAAAGGCAAGAAATTTGCCAGAAGAGTCAAGGGAAGATGCGTTTCTTATGGCCAAGCTGGCAAAGCTAAGGGCGGAGGACCAAGAATTAAGCCTGGTACTGGCAAAGGTAATGCATATTGTGCTAGATCGTATGGAGATATGAAATCTCATGGAAAAGATTGCTCTGGAAAGGACAGAGGCACACCATTGTGCCTTTCACGTCAAAAATGGAAGTGTTCAGGTAAATATTCACGTAAAGGTAAGTAAATAATGCTGACTGACGAGCAAATTTTATCTTTAACTGAATCATTATTAGAGAGTTTAAACAAGAAAGTACTCCGAGAAGTCACCGAAGACGAGATGCGAGTGCTTGAAGACGTCTTAGACGACCTTGATCCAGCTAATTTGCCCCTAAATGACCTTTTTAGCAACAAAATGCGCGTTGTTATACCTTTTCCAACCATAGATACTGGTTCTGAGCTTGGAAAGTTCGCAGAATTTTTCAGATCTCAAGAATACGACGTAAATTGGGAGAAAGGTATGGTATATGCCGAGCGTGATCTGCGCACATCAGACGATTTTCTTGATACTTTGATGGGTGGACCTGAACCAAAGAAGAAAACTAAGAAGATTCAGATGAAAATCGGCAAGCTTTTCTCCAAATTAGTGGATTTAAGCCGAAGAAAAGACGAAATATACCAAAAAGTATACAAATATATGGAGGGTGTTAATTACAAGCTAGCATCTGGCCTACCAATTAATACACCAAACCGAGTTACCGGAAAAATGCTCAAAGCAGCACTCGACGAGAAAGAATATGAGAATTTTGAAAGAATTAACACTCAAATTAACTTATATGTCGTAAATCCGGGTGTTGCAGGGCCGGCCGGATATGATTTAACCGATTTAGCCACAGAATACGGCGAATATTGGAAAAAGAACGCTGGATTCATCAAAAAAGAGATAAATAACCTTGATAATGACAAATATTCCATTATTATTACTCGACATCCGATAGATGTGCTCAGAATGAGTGATTTTGACACTATTACCTCTTGTCACTCTCCAGCTAGTCGCCAAAATGCCTATCAATCGTACTATAAATGCGCTGTAGCCGAGGCTCAGGGCCACGGAGCGGTAGCATACGTGGTTGAGACAGAAAACCTTCTGAGCGCCACTAACACGGGCAATATAGACAGCGCAGAGCAAGAAATACAAGAAGGTGAGATATTTGCTGACGATAAACGCCCATTTACCGGTGATATTGAGCCAATTTCTCGCACGCGCATCCGGCATGTTAGATATTACGAAGGTGACGAGCCTCCAAAGCGCTGGGATGATGGACAAGACGTTGGAATGCCTGAAAAGCGTGTCTATGGTATGGATATTCCCGGTTTAGTCAACCAAGTTACTGATTGGGCAAGAAATAGCCAGGAAGAAGTCATCGCAAATATGCCAAAACAAGATGGTATGATTGATCTTAGTAAATTTATGTTATTTGGAGGTTCATATGAAGATACTGCCAATAAAGCCGGCCGACTCGCGTTGATGAAACAGCTTCTTGGGCCGGGCGTGGAAGTTGAAGGCTCGATGAAGCAAAATACCGACACAGAAGATGATCTGGATGCCAATTTAGTTGGGGATATTATCGCACAATACGAAGGGGAGTGCGAAGAAATAATGAATGAGTACAATAATACAATGGCTCAAACATACTCTGACTATGAAGTTCAAGATGATGGTGCAGACAGTGCTTATATTAGACCTTTTGCGGCGTTTATTGCAAAGTGGCCGGTTGATGAATGGAAAAGACTACCCGGCAATGATGAACAAGTTGTGTGGAACTCTGTTGATGAAGTAATTGCGATATATGGTGATATATTTGAAGATTCGAATAACTATACACCCGTTATTCGTCGTGTTCGCGAAGAAATACACTTAACTATGAAGGTTAATTTTGAACACCCTGACATTTATGGTAATGGTTATATGGCTATGCCAGAAGAATACAGAGAAGCACTTGAAAACATTGATAGTATAATCGATGATAGAAGAGATGCTTTTGAAGCTGTCCTCACTGATTATTTTAAGCGTGAGGGGCAAATGGAAGGCGGTAGATATATGGAACTCGCCATGTCTATTGAAGACAGAGCACTTACCTCATATGAATGGGATCTAGACACTGATGGAGAATACTCCGAGTCGTATGAGTCTACAGCACGTTATACACATTACTACGATCCAGAAGATTTAGGATTAAGCATTGAGGTGCTAAAACAGATTGTTGATTCTCGTGACTTTAAAATTGAATTGAGAAAACAACTTTTAGAAGAGCCAAGAAAAGCAATAAATACACGATATTACTTATCTATGGATGCTGTGACAGTTGAAAAAGGCGGTGAGATTGGATATACCGCTGTATTTTCCATTAATGCTGACGAGCCTGATATTATGGCTCAGTTGTTTCAAGAGCTTGTAGAGGGTGAGATGGATGATGAAGACAACCTTAATGTAGTATTCAACAGGGTACTAGCTCAGTTTGTTAATTCTCGCAAGCCTGCGTTTATGCAAACAAACGAATCAGTTGTTAAAAATTGGAAGGACTATTTAAGATTATGAAGCTTATACTTGAAAATTGGAGACAATATATGGCGGAGGATATGCCTGAAGATTGTCCGGAACCTACTCAAAATCCTAAATTAAATGACGAGAATAAGCTTAAAGCAGCAATGGATAAAGAAATTCAGTATGGATATCCAGAAGAAATGCTGTCTCAAGATAAAAAATGTGGTAATTGCGCAGCTTTTAATGTCTCAGAAAACATGATTAAATGCGGTGGCGCCTCTGAGGATTATTCCACTGGCTATTGTATGATGCATGAATTTACTTGCGCTGCCGATAAGGCATGCCTTACTTGGGCGCCCGGTGGACCTAAAACAGAAGATTCTTTGCAAGAAGAACTTTTAAAAGAAAAATGTTGGAAAGGGTATGAAAAGAAAGGCATGAAAAAAATGTTTGGTAAAATGTACCCAAATTGTGTCAAGAAGAAAAAGAAAAAGAAGAAGAACGAAGAAATAGAGTTAGATGAGGCTGACCCAAAGAAGGGAACCGGAAAAAAGCCTAAAGGTTCTGGTCGTAGATTATATACCGACGAGGACCCGAGCGATACCGTGTCGGTAAAGTTTTCTACTGTTCAAGATATTAAAGATACTCTTTCTAAAGCATCTTTTAAGTCTAAATCACATAAGCGTCAATCACAAATTATAAATTTAATACACCAAAGAGCTAGAGCAGCGTATAATAATGCTAAGGATCCTAAAGTAAAAGCACGCTTAAAAAAATCATATGATTATGCTAAAAAACGTAAGGAAGCCTCAAAAAAGAAAACACAAAGGATGAATAAAAACAAAGATGAGTAAATATCTACAAGACCCTGATTATCTTTTTAGCTTACTTACTATTCTCGTTAAGAAAAATGGTGGCAAAATTAAAATTAGTGAAGAAGAAATGAATAATGTATCGAAGGGTGATCTTATAGGCATGTATTATGAGCCAGATACTAAAAGTTTGATATTAAAAGAAGTTGATACTCAAGATATGCTTAAGGCTAGAACAATCGTTAGCGATAAAATCGATGAAACTTACGATAACTAATGTATGTTTACAATGCCAAGCTTGTTCGAGTAATTGATGGAGACACAATAGATGCTGTCATAGACTTAGGCTTTGATGTTTGGGTTAAGAAGCGAGTAAGATTATATGGCATTAACACACCAGAAACACGCACTAGAGACCTTAGTGAGAAACAGGCAGGTATTGCAGCTAAGAAACGTTTGCAAGAGCTTATAGACAATTCTGGAGGCACGTTTCAAATTCAATCTCACGGAATTGGTAAGTACGGAAGATGTCTTGGGACACTATTTATTGACGATACTAACATAAATGTGCTATTATTAGAAGAAGGCTTGGCTGAGAAATATAAATGAAACCCCTACTTGAAAATTGGCGAGAGTATTTAAATGAAGTCGGCGGACTGGATACAAGCTGGGATAATGTTCATATTGATGATGTTTTCAAAATTATAGGTAAAAGTTGCAATGAAGGTAGAAAATGCAAGTATATGCCAGCCACTGAATTAGAACAAAAGATTAAAAATAAAGAATCTCTTGAAAACATTAGAAAAAACTTAGATCCTGATAGAATAAAAAAGGCAAATTATAGCTTCCCGCTAATTGTTTTAGTTGATAACGATGAGTATCAAAATATTCTTGATGGCAATCACCGATTTGCAGCAGCATTAGCAGACAATGCAGATGTTAAAATTAAAGAATTATATAATGATGAGTTTGATAAATTACTTGGAGACACACAATGAAACTACTACTTGAAAATTGGCAAAAACATTTAAACGAACAACAAGATCAAAGGTCTCGTAAAGAGCCAACACCATTCAAAAGCAAAGCTCAAAAAAGATATAAGAAGAAAAGAAAACAAAACGATATCTACTCAACTGTATCAGGACACAAAAATTTAAAATCTGGTGCACCATTTAACACCACACCTCAGCGCGCTGGTACGGATAGATTACGATTTGAGAATACACTTCTTGAAAATATAGGACGAGCATCGCGATTATCCATCTTTGATTTTGATGAGACAATTGCTTTTACTACTGGTGTTATAAACGTTATCAATAAAGAAACAGGTGAAGAATTTCAAACTAAATCTCAAGAAGAATATGATGCTATCAAAGATGATGATAGATATGAATTTGATTTCTCTCCTCTCGATCAAGTAAACGATGCAACTGAGAATCCTAATATTACGTCCATTCTGAGAGAAAGATTATCAGACTCCGATACTCAAGTCATGGTTCTAACGGCACGGGCGCCGGTATCAATTGACGATATTCACAGAACATTGCGCACATTTGATAAGCCAATTGAAACTAGTGACATTATTATGATTGGAGTAGAAGGCCAAAACAAAGGCAATTATTTAGCAAATGTTGTGCTTTCAAAATATGAAAATATTAAAGAAATAGAATTTTACGATGACTCACAAGGCAACATCAATGACATGATTCAAATAAAAAAAGAACTTGATTCAATTAATCGTCAGATAAAATTTAATATATATTTGGTGAAACATGGTACACCAGAATTAGTGAGTGAGTGATACGACTACTTACTATGTGGAGGCATAGCAAATGAGCGATGCAAATGGATGGGAAACCTACTCAAAATTGGTGTTGCAGCAACTTGAAACCATGTCAAGTGGTATTGAGGCGCTGCGAACTGAATTGCAAGACGTAAAAGGTCAGTTAACGGAACTTAAAGCAAAAGAAGACCGCGTACAGGATCTAAAAGCTTGGAAAGAAAAGATGGATGATGTAGCATCCCCACCTCAGATTAAGGCTGCTATGGCGGAGATAGAAGAACTAAAAGAGTTTAAAACTAAAGCTGTCACTGCATTTATGGTAATTCAAGCCTTGATGGCATCAGCATTGGCCCTAACAAATATGTTCTAGATGGCTAAAAAATTAACTGAAGAATTAATTGCACGAATAAAGTTGGCCGCGGCTCAACTTAATGGTCGCATACCATACAAAGAACAAGAAGAAATTGATACAATACAACTAATACCAGAAATTTGTATCAAAGGCACAGGGTATATGTTCTGCTATCAGCCAGATAGTAAGTCTTTTGTGAAGATTGAGCGTGGTCAAAAGGCGCTTATTATAGAGGACAAAGGGGATACGTATCTAATTTATACTTTTGATGGCTTTTTAGTACGAATTGATAAAGACGAAGTTCTACAAACCGGATTTGATTAATGTTATTTCAAATTAATTTATTTTGGAAATTAATTTTTACATTATGTTTTTTTTGGTTTTTGTATTTTACGATTGGGTTTGAGTTGTGTGTTGTAACAATATTATCACTTTTGTTAGTATTTCAAAACGATAATAGTGAGTAATTATTATGGGGGATAATTTACTCATATGTCCAATAAAAAAGTCAAATTATTTGCATTTGATGAAAAAGCAAAAATGTCTAAACCTACCAACAGGATGTTTACTTTAAAAATTTTGTTTGCCAATAACATTAAAGATGTAGCCATATATAAAAGTTTTGAAGAGGCAGAAACTCAATTAATAAAATATTTAAAAAAAGGCACTTGTGGTTGGATAGTTAGTAATAATGAATGAAAAGGATCAATTTGGAGAAATAGCTGCTCAAGAATTTAATATTGGAGATATTGTTCAATGGACTACCTGGAACACATCATCCGAGCAGTGGGATATTAATTACGGCATTTTAATGAAGTTAGAAAATATGATTCGGTCAAATCGAATGGTTTCTATTGCTACCGTTAAACCACTAAATGAACAATTTGAAGAAAAAGAATTATTTACGCTAAGCCTTAAGCTGGTTAAACCACATAGTTTTGATAGTGAAATGAATAGTTAAACACTATTTATAGTGGGTTTTTATGAATACTGAACTATTACGAAATATCATTAAGCAATTCATACCATTTGCTCAAAAGCATATTGGATTTAAAGATCCTCCGCGCTTGTTTCTCAGAAATGACCCAGAAAATGCAAAAAACCCCTTTGGCAAAACCGCATTTTACGATCCAAATGAGAAGGCTGTAACTTTGTATGTTACTGGTCGACACCCAAAAGATATTTTAAGGTCCTTGGGACATGAGCTTGTTCACCATAAACAAAATTGTGCAGGACAATTCAGTGATTCTGACGATATGGGTGAAGGATATGCACAACGAGACCCACACTTACGACAGATGGAAATGGAAGCTAATAGAGATGGCAGTATGTGTCTTCGTGATTTTGAAGACAAGTTAAAGAAAGAAAACACTATTTATTACGAACATCTACAAAAAGGAGATAAAAAGATGTCTACAAAAGATTGGAAAAACAAAGAATTAACCACCCTTCTTTCAGAAGCATGGGGGTTTAAATTTAACTCACTTCAGGAGTTTGAAGAATTTAATGGCTCCGGAGAACTTCAAGCAGAAGCTGAAGAAGAATCACTTGAAGAAGGAGAAGAAGAAGAATTGGATGAGCAGTCAAAGACCGACTCTGCAGACCGGGGTGCCGGTAGAGCAT